AATGCTGCCTTCCCATCCATGATTGAGTAACAATACCAATTTGTGCGGCAAACAATCGCCCTTCTTCACCATCCATAGCGGCAACTCTAGCCATTACAGCCAAAGGATTCATGCCATTATAAGCAGCGGTTAAGCTGACTGTTGCAATATCAGTAAAAGAAGCTAGTAATGCAGCAGGATAATAAGCGCCTACCATGATGTTACGCACACCACTACCAACATCAGCCAGTGTCGTAAGCTCTCCACCATTAATCTCACCAGAAGCTACCTTGTAATTAGATTCTAGCAATAGCTTTTCTTTACCAGTTAAAGGTTTGCCATTTTTTATAGCTGCTTTTTCTGCTTGAAACTTTAAGTTATCAAACATATTCCTGGGGTTAGTTCCCAACAACTGAAGCAAAGCAGTATCATTCGCCATGTTCTGAAAGTGGTCTGTAATGGTGCTAAAGATGTCGCCCTTGCCGTAATCTTTATTGTATTGCAGCCATGAGTCAGCATCTTTAAAGTGCAGTACACGCTTCTCTGAGCCTTTATTTGATAGCTTAATACCCATGCCTCTGGGTCTAGTTAATCCTTGAGCCTTATTAATGCCACCAGTTGTTATTGTTTGGTACACATATCTTAATGTTTCCTCAAATTGAACATCATCCATAATCTTGCCAGCATCATCTAGCATTTGAGAACGATCCATCATTGGCTTAACATATTCTACCCAAGTATCTTCTGTAGCATTTTTAATTCTTCTCATATCATGGTTTTGTGGAAGCCAGCCTTTAATTTTATTAGGAATGCTACCGCCCATTGAATTAAATATTGCGTTTTGCTTTAAGCGTACAGCTTCGTAATCAGATACTAGCTTATTTATTTTTGAGTCATTAGATTTAGAGCCAAATGTGCCACGAATAAAATTATTAATTCCTTCTTTGTCTTGAGATAATCCTCCCATTCGAGTACGGAATGCAGACAGCCCATCAGCCCATTCAGCAGCAGCTCGACCGCTGTAAACCCTAGACCACAAATCAACATTAGCAGTGTTAGCAACACCCTTAGTATCTCGACCTAACAATGAGGCTAGGCCATGATAAGGCCCATCTGGATGAGCATTAATCTTTTCAATTGCCTGTGATAATCTAATAGCATCTACTGCCGCAGCTCGTTTCTTAGCTGTAGCTGTAGTAGCCATCTCCTCAATTAAAAGCTGAGGGTCTGAAGCAGCAAGTATTCTTTTACCCACATCAGGGGTAATCTTTTTTTCTGTTAAAGCCTGCTTAATACACTTTTCGTAACTAGCCAATTGAACACCTCATTATAGATTCCAAACCGTTTAACTCATCATCAGCCGCTTTAATTACATCGTCAGCATCAATTAATTCACCAGCTTCATTATATAACTTTTTCTCAGGCAGTCTGCTGTATTCAGCCATAATGTAGTCAAACTCTTTACCAATGCCGTCACGATCTAATGCAGCTCTTTCTAGGCTTGTAGTTTTAGCCCTAGGAGAATCAGGAACTGGAACTAACTCGTAATCACTAGGCTTAATGTTTGGCTTGCTGGCCTGAACCTGCCTATAAACCATGCTCTCCATAACAGCCATATCATTATCAACAGCAGTCTTGTGCAGTTGCGCCATAAAGCCATCAAGTTCTGCTTCGCTTAACGCTTCAATCTGTTCTTTTAATGCTTTGTATTCGCCAAAACCTGGCATTCCACGACTGTTATCCATAGCCTCATCTAATCGCCTTACAGCTAAATTACGAGCCTCTAAAGGAGTCTTGCCAGCTTTTATAGCTGTAGCATAAGTCTGCAATGGTATGTCACTAGCAACAAGCCCACGCTCTTTAACAATACTGTCAGCCATACGCTGCATAACGCGAGCCGATTCTCCAACTTCACTTTGTTTTAAAACAGCATCAATTTCTTTTTGTATTGGAGCTGGAATAATACCTTGGTTAAGTTTGTTTAAATCTGCTTGAGCGCGACTAAAACCTTCATTAGTCTTTAGTTTTGCTTGAAGTTTGTCTATTTTAACTTGAATCTCAGCAGCTTCATTAGCTCTCTTGGTTCTTATAGGTTTGCTTTTAGCTGCAATCGCCTGGGTAGTGATTATCTTGCCAGTGCTGTTTCGCATTATGTTTGCGCGAGTTAGCTTGTTTCTAGCTTGAGACAGTTCTAGTATTTCTTTTTCAATAGATTTAACACGACCTCTACTTAACTTAGCTGCTGCAAGACCAGTTAATTCAACCTTTGCTTTAGCAATAATCTCAGGAGATACGCTTTCAAATGTAGGTCTATACCTAGGGTCAATCCTTCCAGTAGGAGTAAACTTAACAAACTTAGTCGCTAGTTTCTGTGCTGTAGCGCCAGTAGGAGTTAGCTGTACAAACTCCATAGGGTTAGGTCTAATACTAAATCCACGACCATAAACACTAGCTGGTATTTGTTGTCCAATGCTAGTGAATCTAACAGCTTCAGCAGCAGCAACTTCAGCGGCTCTTGTAAAATAACCTCCTATGCCACCAATAGTTCCACCCAAAACTCCAGCAGTTGCGGCAGTAAACGCAATCACTTTAACTGCATCTTCTACTTCATAAGGGGAGTTAATGTCGTGCTTATGGGTAAACACTAAAGGTTGTATAGCAAGTTCGGAGGCAACAGCAACAGCAGTGGTATTTCGAGCCCCTCGCAATGTATGGCCCAACAGACTAAGTCCTTTAGCCGCAGTACCAAACCCAATAGGTAAAGTTGCAAGGTTAATAGGGTCGTTAAACAACATTGCACCAGCCATGCCTAAAAATGTGCTGCTTGCTGGGCCTCTATCCATAATGTCTTGATTGTAAGCTCTTCGCTCACCAAGAATTTCATTTCTTTCTGTTCTAAGCTCACCGTCTGTTTTTATTAAGCCGGTATTAGCAGCCAAGTTATTATAATCAATCTGGCCTCTTTCGTTTGTATAAGGCGTAAAATCAAAACCATCAGCTTTCATTTGGTTAATTTGATTGCTTCGATCCCAAAACCCTTGGTTATTTAAAAACCCAGAAATAGAAAGCATTTCATCTTGCGCGAATCCAAAAGCAGCATCAAAAGTTTCTTCTCTGCTAGGGTCAGGCCCACTTTTTGATAGACTTAAAGTTTCAAGTTCTGATCTTGCATCTCTTTCTGAAAGAAGATTCATTAATTATTTCCCGCCTTGGTAGAAAGGACTCTTTCCTTGCTTGAGCTTCATAGCTGCATGATCTGCTGCCTTAATTATTATTTCTTTTGGCACACGCTCACCTTCTGGAAGTGTTCGCAGAGTTTCAACTTCTTCTTTAGTTAGGGTAGGGACAAGGGTAGGGAAGTCAACAACTTTAATGCCGCGCTCGTCTATGCGGGAAAACTTGCTGTCAGCAAAGGCCGCATTTATGTCATCAACATTCGTTGAGTATTCAGTCATTACCCCGCCATCATCTCTAACTATTGGCCCCAAGTACCCTACCTCTGATTTTACAGAGCCATCTGGACGAGTCATACCCTGGTTTTCAGGAGTTCTTTTTTCACCATCAAGACCGCCAAGAGTAAGTAATTCTTTTGCGAATTGCCCTGTTGAAGTAAACTCCTCTGCTTTAGTTGCCTCAAAATAAGGCGACCCTTCCGGCTCAAACAATCCCATAACATCACGAGCAAACCTGTTACTTTCCAAAAAGCTGCCATACTTTTCCATACGTTTAGCATTCTTGCTGGCAACATAAGCATTCATTCTTTCTTCATTAACATTAATAACAAGAGGATTTCCATCAGCCCCTTTTAATGCAATTCCTTGAGTTGTAACAAACTTGTAATTATTTTTTCCAAACGCTGCTCTTATCTTATAATTGTTGCCTTGCATTCTTTCCAAGTTTCTATCAGCTTCTACTGTTACAGGTTCAGGAGTTGCAAATTGAATATCACTACGAACAACGGGCAAAGTTTTTGTATATGGATCAGCTTCACCGCCTAACTCTAGAAAAGTCTCTAAATCCATGTCATCAATAAACCCTTCAAGATTATCAACTGTTCCGTCATTATTGCCCTCGGAGTACGAAGGAGGAATAGTCTTTACGCCTCTTGCGTTTCTAATCTTTCCTGTAATCATTTCAATAGCGTTTGCAAAATCACCTGGGTCATAGACAATATTTTCCCCTACAAATGTAGAAGCATAGTACGCTTTTGCGGCTTCATACGTTTGCCCTCTCGCAACATCGCCCAAGGTATCACCAACAACTTCAAAAAGCTGAGTACGCATAGCGTCTGCAACATCTTTATATGGATCAACTGAGCCACTGCTAAGAAGTTGTTGCCCTTCAAAAATAGCTCTTTGAGTATTTGAATTTTCTATAGTTGCTGCTACAGCAAAAAGAGTAGCATTCTTTTCTGAAAGAATATTTAGCATTGGAGAGTCAGGGCCAATACTTTCAGCTAACTCAACTTGCTCACCAGGAGTCATTCCAGGAATAGCGTTAGTTAAAATTTGAATCTGTTGGTTATCAAGTGGCGCAAATGTAAACCCATAATGCTCACTTAATCTAGCAGCAATTTCTTTATTTCTTTGATAAGCCTGTTGATACTCAGCTTGCTGTTCATCAGTTAAATTAGTCTCTAAAAGTCTAGTTACATCAAACTCTGCAAAGTCGGCTAATTCTTCTTCAGTAATAGTATTTTGCTGTATAGCAGTACCCCACGAATCAGCTCTTAATGCTTTCTGTACATTGTTGCGAGCCATTAAGTAAGACTTGTACTGGTCTAAAGCATCTGGGTCTGAAGGGTCTATAGCGTCAATCAATTCAAGTTGCTGAGAATCTGGCATTGCAATAAACACAGATGTATTTGTAGCAGTAGTAATTGCTTTTTCCGCTAAAGGATTACCCGCAGCAAGATTATTTAACTTAACCATATTTTCTGGAGAAAGCGGTTGGCCAGACTCTATTAAAGTTAGGCTGCTCTTAACGAATGCTTTATCTTCAGCAGTGGCAGTTGCTTGTACAGAATCAAAGAGAGACTTTTGTTTTACAAGGGCAGACCTTGCTTTGTTAGTAGTTTGCTCCCATTGAGCCTCAGTAAAGTTTGAAGGCACTTCTTTTGTTGCATCTATAATAATTTGATTAGCAGCAGCAAAGTCACCGTTATCTGCGGCATTACTCACAGAAACCTTTAATTGCAGCCCATCATAATTTCTTTCTAAATCGGCAACAGCAGTCTCAACATCAAAGTCAGGGTTCATTCTAGCAACTTCTTGAAGAGCCATTATTGACGTATTAAGTTCAGCTCTTGCACCAATTGCATCACCGTTGACAATAAGTCTTTCAGCTTCAGCAAAAGAATCTGAGGCTTCTTTGGTAACATTTGTAATCTGAGTGTTTAAAGTTTTAACGTCATAGGCTTTTTGAAGTGCATTGCCATCACTAAATATCTTGTCTCCTAATCCCGTTTGCACTCTAGCAGCTAGTTCAGGGTTTTTAATTGCACTTACAGTTCCACTTAAATAATTGTTTGCAGCGTCTTGATATGCAACAGGATCATCTTTATGCACTTCTGCAAATTTAGCTAATATTTCTCTAGATTGATTATTTATTTGGGCAGTATAATCTGCTACTGCATTCCTACTAAGCTCCTCGGTTCTAGCTTGAGCGGCTTGATTAAATGCTCCAGCACTAAGTCCAAAAGTTTTAGTTTCTACGTCAGAGTAAGTTTTTTCTCCTGTAGACTCATTAATTTTAACAGCCTGTTCAGCAGCTAAAGCACCTTCTTTGGCACCTTTAGCAGCAGCCGCAGGTCTTGCTACATCCATAGCAATCTTGCCAACAGTTTGGCCTAAACCAGCTAATGCTCGCATCTTGTCAGACTCAGAGGTATCCAAGGCAGGGGCGGTAAACTTTCCGTAAATACCAATTCGTTGTTGTCTAGGTTGTTGCGCCATTATTATTTCCTATTAAGCATTTATTTTAGCAGCATCAGAAGCGCCAGACAATAGTGTACCAGCAGCAGCTAAGTTAGCAGCAGAGCGAGCATTAGCACCCTGACGAAGAAGTTGAGCCTGAGCAAGCCTATCAGACAGCTTTGTCATGCCTTCGCTTAAACCGACATTCTTAGCGCTTTCTAATGCAATACTAGAAGGAGTACCTTCCGCTTTAATACCTGACATACCCATACCTACAGCATTAGCTGCAAGGGCTGCATTAAGTTGTTGCTGCCGTTCTAGCTCACGACTCTCAGCGGCAATACGTTCATTTTCCGCTTTTGCTTTCATGGCCGACTCTTGCGCTTTGCCTGCCTCTATTTGACCATAAACAGTAACAGCGGTAGCTGCCACAGATGCTACGGTTGCTGCAAGTATAAATGTCATCTAACTAACCTCTTGCTCTATAAGAGCTGCTTCAATTTCTTTAATATCTGTTAAGTGTGTAGGGTGATATGTAATCCAAGTACACCCTGTTGCGCTATAAATAACACGCTGAGTACCTGGGATTGTTTCCCCCAAGTACGGAGCTGTAATCGTCTCTCTTTCTGTAGTGCTAGATACCTCACACTCACCAGATACCACGCTGTAGAGGTGCTTGCTTTTATGCGTAGCTCCTACTACAAGACCTCCTGGAGGCATTACCATCTCTCTAGCATACATACCGTCAGAAAAATGGTGTCTTGTTACTACATCTGCCTTTGGGAAATCCTTCATTATTTCTTGTAACTGGGAAATACTATCTTGCGTTACAACATCATTCACGAAGACTCTACCTCATACTGAATAGCTTGTAGATGGAATGGCGTAGCATCAGGTACTGTGATCTCTGGGACTACTTCTGTGTCCCAACCATTACCACCATTTTGGTCTTCTATGATACCAGTTCTAGGAGTAAATGGCGTATTAAATGGAGCATCTTGCGTCTCTCCAATTTGCCTAATAGGAACTGCAATTTCGTCAATGTAGATGCCAGCACTCTCATATACACGCAAGTTAATGTTAGTAATCTTTTTGCGCTTCATAGTGTTCTGTCCACCACGAGTACCAGGGTTTGTATTGAGTGGCATACTCTTAATCTTTACAGGGAAATTTAGCCCAATCTCTAAGTCTCTAATAGTGAACCCATTAAGTTCTTCGGCAGTAATTGTTACACCGTAATTAGGGCTGCTAAATGTCACAACTCTGTTAGGAAGTACGTCACCGTCTGCAAGCACTCCAACAGTAAATCCAAATAATGACGAGCCTTGCGCAATAGGAACAAACACATCTGCATTTGGACTTGCTGCTGTAACAGTAACTTTGTAGCTAGAGTCTAAAAGGTAATCAAAGCTCCACCTCTCAACAGATCGGTCAATACCTCCAGTTGAAGAAGTTCTTTTGATGATAACGTAAAGGTCATCACCAACAGCCGAGCATGATTCTAACTGATTATTCCTATTGGTATCAGACTCTTTATATGGAGTCCATCTAGTGAATCCGTTAATGTCTTGGTTACGCATGGTGTTAAGAACAGCAGCAGTGCCATCTTCGTTAATAATAAATACCCAATTAGCATCTTCTGTTGTGGTGCCTGACAGGATAGCCATATCCTTGGGATTGTTAATTAACTGCGAAGACAATACAGATATGTCATTTGATGTGTAAGCATCTTCGTTAAAGCTAAATACATACTGCCTAAGGGTGTTGCCATTCTTATCAACAAATAAAGTAGCACCATCAATAGACTTGGCCTCTAGGTTAAAAGAGCCATGTTGCGTCTGTGACACCACTTCAACAGTAGAGGGGGTAACACCCTTGACTAAGAACTCAGAGCCAGCACAGAAGACCTGAAGCCCTCTGTCAGGGTTAATATCTACAATGTCAGTAAGGCCGCGAGAGTCAATAGTTATAAAGATACCCTCATCATCCTCACCGCTCTCCGAAAAGAAGTTAAAGAACTCACCTGCTCTACTGGCAAACAAGCTCTGAGGCTTAGACTTTGTACCGCCCAGCCACAAGCGACCATCAGAGAATACACCCATCTTTGGGAATCCCCTTGTCACAGACCATACAGGTTCGGCTCTAGTAGTTCCTACAACGTCCTGAGTAAAGGAAATTACAGCAGAAGCACTAGCATTAGCACTGGTTGGGAACCCTGCAAGAAGCTCAAGTGGCTGCGCAGAACCCTCTGCAAATGTAATCACATAAACATCTTGAGTTCCAGAAGAGCTATGAGCTACAACAGTAATCCCAGTAGAGGGGAAGTTAGGCATTTCTTGTAGGTTTTTCTGCAAGTTAAATGCAGTCGAATTACTAGCCACTCCATTGTAGGTAATGTTTTTACTTAACACGCCTTCAACATCTATCTGATACTGATTGCCTACCTCAAAGTGATCAAAAGTAATAGTCTGCTCTGCCGGAATTGGAATTGGGCTTGAGCTGTCATTGTAGTCATACTTAGGCACATCAACAAAAGGAATCTCATCTGCAACAAAAGAGTTAGATGGATCGGTAGCATAAGTGCTTTCATTGAATATAATTCGTCTAGGCTTTTGATCTTCATGGAACATAAGCATGACGTTTTCTGTCTGAGCATCTCGTACAGAAGGTATCTGGGCAGAAGTATAAGGCACAGGAATATCAGCAACATACACAGTATCAGCACTGCCAGCATGAGGAGTTCTGTAAAACCTTAAATTGTTTTCTGTCATTACAGTTAAAAAGTTAAAGTCAGGGCCGTATTCCCAATCAAAAGTTTTAAGCTCACTGGTTGGAGTGTAACCTGTAGGCTCGGCAGAAAAATTCCACTCACCCATACGAACACGCCAGTTTACGCTTTCTGCGGCATTAAGGTTTACTCTAATTCGCCATTCAGTTTTATCTGAAACAGCAATAGAGGTTATATCAAACTTTTCGCTCACTAAGCCGCCAAACTTGCTAGTAATTGTGATTGTTTTGTATTCAGTCCAAGTTGCACCAACAAGGTTTTCAATAGTTAAAATGGCTGTCTTTATGTATGCACCGCCAGTACCATTACGAATAAGGTGGGCATTTTCTATAGTCAGAAAGTCTGCATCATAGCTTCCACCAAGATTGTATGTAGCAACTGTGTAACCAGTAGGAGTTCCTGCATTGGCATCTGTAGTAGCATATGTGCTTGCATTGCCATCGTTGAGCAAAGCAGGAGTACCGCCATTAGGCATAAGAGGATTAACAGCAGTTTGACGAGTGTTACCTCTAAGAGCAACGTCTATAAACTGTGTGCCAGGTCTACGCTTAACGCCACCTTGGGGAACAATAACAACGCCCTCGGCAGTCTGAGCGCCTTTGTAGTATTGATCAAGATCGGTACGGCCATTTAGTAGAGGTGACAACTCACCACTAGCAAAGCTGCTTTGCATGAATTGTGACTTAGGCATTAGTACCTCACGTTAATAAATGGGCGATCCTGAATAGGTGTTTGTGGGTGTTGCTGTGAATCAGTGAAGCGAGCCATACGACTAGCATTCAAATACTGGTTAGCTAGTAACTCCATAGAGGCCGCACTGTCACGAATAGATGGAGCAAAGTCCATGCCTAAAGCATACTCAATCATTTTAGAAAAGTATGCAGGCCATTCATTTTCTGGAACATTTCGCGTGTAATCAGCAAATAGTTTTGTGGAATAAAAACCAGTATCTTCATCAACCGTTGCAGCTCCAAAGTTGCAATAAACTATCTGGGTGCTTGCGGTTTCTGGTGATTCAATATCAGCATAAATTTGATACGGCACAGATGGGTTTATTCTTGTTAAAGACAAACAATCGGAAGGAAGATAATACATTGCCTGCCATTCAAACTCTGGAACAACACCCTCAGTAGGGTCTGAACCAGGAATGGAAACTCTTGTTAGTTGCGCTTGAGTCCGAGCAAAGCCCCAGCGAAACTTACTAAGTTCACTCTGAACAATATTGTCATACAACGTTGTGGCTACAACTTGAGCGCGAGTACCGCTAGTCAAAGATGTTAATGGAACATCACCAATAAGAATGAGCGCACTATTAATTAACTCTAACTTTGAAGCCATAAGAAACCTTTATATGTAAAGAAAGGGGCCACCAGAGCAGCCCCATTCAGTTTTACTACTTAATCAGTGATGGTTGTTCCAGCCGCTGTAGTAACAACGCCTGCCGCACTAATTGATCGAACATAGGTGATGTGCAAGTAAGCTGTGCCTACTTCGCGAGTAACATTAATCTGATCACCCTTTTGGAGAACATCTGATGCTTCATCAAAGTAGCTAACAAGTTGCAGGACGGGGCCAGCAGCATTGTCAGGAGCTTCAGAAGCATTATACATCCATAAAGTGCCACCACTACCAGCACCTCCAATTCTTGATAAACCTTGTCTTTCAAAAGCCATGATAATTCCCCTTATGCAGTTTTGTCGTATTGAACTTTAACGATACCAAGACCGTCACGAGAAACAGCACCAGCCTTCAGCATACCGTTACACAACCAAGAAGTGCGATCAGCAATCCAATCAACGTCAGTCTTAATGTCGATACCGATTGCAAGACCAACAGCGTCCTGA